GGCGAGGTCTTCGCCGTTCAACATTGCCGCCGCGCGGTCATACATGCTTTGCCAAACTGGGATGCGTTCGTCGTTCTTTAGGAACGGCGTTGCCTCAACCAGCGTGCCGTAAAGCAAAAGCTGCGGGGCGTATTCGGTAATCCAGTTCGTCTGCACGCTCTCGTCGAGCAAGGGCGGCAGTTCGTAATACAGGATTTCAAATGGGTATTCTGCGTCTGGCGTCGGGGCGAGCAGCCAGTGACTGTAGTCATAGTCGCTGTAAAATTCAGGCGTGCCCGTCTCCAAGGCATTCGGCCAGTAGGACCGCAGATATTCGTACACGCGGGAGAATATGATTTTGCGGTTATTGCCCGTCGGGCCGGTGCCGATGTTCATCGACACGGTGTCGCGCCAGCGATCAGGCTTGGGGTAGACGGACTGGCCCGCAGAGAGCGTGCCGGTCACGACGTTGATGAAGCCCTCGACTTTAAGTTCGCGGGCGATGCGACGCTCGGCGAGGTTGATTAGGCGCGGGATTTGCTCGAAGACGATGGGGTCGGACGCAAGCGTATTGCCCCGCTCGAGGTAGCGTTGCACGTCCTGTTTCAACGTCGTGAATGTCATCGCAGTGGCCATAACGCGCCCCTATATCAGATTTTTACGTTTTGCGCACCAGAAAACCCGCATTCATCATACGGCATCTAGCATCTCAGGGCAAGCGTACACACGCATCCCCTGCCCGAACTTTTTATGGTACGTTATCGAACACACTTCCCTGTCCGAGAACCACGCGCCGCGGGAGGCGTACGCGTCTCGTGCGGCCAGTGTTGGATGCTGGAAAACCTTGAGGCCTGCATGTTCCTCCTCTTTGGTGTGGTGGTAATTCCCTGTGTGGCAGTAGCGTTTCTTCGTGCGGCCCCATATCTCGGCGAACATGGCGGGAATGATCTCGCGCATCGCGCCAAACTTCTTCAAGTGGCTGTGGTGGAAGGCCAACATGACGTCGCCAAATTCGTACGCGTAATAGGGCAGCGCGCTGTCGTCGACGCTGACGCGCGGCTCGTTCTCGTACAGCGCCTTAAACATGGTGCGCAGCCAGACGGACGAGGCCATGTCGTGGTTACCCTCGGCGAGGATGACGTGGACAGTGCGGTGTTTGGCCAGCAACATGTTGATGATGCGGCGCAGCACGCGCACGGCGACTTCGACCATCTTGGTGAAACGCCCGTCAGCGTCCAATACGTGCCCGCTGGTAGGCGTAACGGCCGAAAGGCCGTCATAGTGCAGCAAGTCGCCGAGCTGGTTCAGCACGGCCGTCTCGCTGTCTGGGGAGCATTTGATGATTTGCTCGAAGCAGCCGACGATGACCGCCTCGGCAATTTGCAGATCCCAGTCGGCCTGCATGTTCTCGCGGTGCCACGCCAGCATGCCGATGTGCGCGTCGGTCAGCGTGTACATCGTCAGCAGGTCGGCGTTTAATTGCTCCGGCGCGACGATAGGCTCGAGGCGCGGCAAGGTGCTCGACATCGCGTCGACGGCGGCCTTGAATATCTCCTGCTGCCGCGCCGCGTCGAGGGATGCCTTGACCCACTGGCCTGTGGCGTCGCCGTCCTTGTTATAGTAGGTTGACACGCCTTTTGCGATAAAGCCATCCGGGACGCTGCGGGTCCAGTTGTATTCGGGTGCGAAACCCTTCTTCGCTGCCTTGTTCTTGACGTTGTTGTATATCTCGGACGCGCTACCCTTACCCATGCCGAGGGCTTCGTCGGCGGCCTTCGCGGTGCCGTGGAGAATTATGGCGTCAAGTACTTTGCGTTGGTTTTCCGTGCAGTAGTCGAAGTACCGCTCGTCTACTTTTATGACTTTAGGCATTAGAGGCCTTTCGGACAGTCCTGTTCGCATAGGCAAACAAAGACGCTGTTGTGGATCTCAACTTCCTTCACGGTCTCGGCCGTGTCTTGCGTTGCGTCATACGATATGGGTTTCGCGATTGCGCAGTAACTATTTACGGGAACGGTCGAAACGGTCGCGCAACCGCTCGTCGCGCTCAGGATCAGGGATGCTGATAGCAGCTTCGCCCAGTTCGATTTGACGATTGATGGCATCGTTCGCCTCCTTGATGGTTTCCTGACGACCTTGCCGCTTCCAACGGTGCTCTGCCCAAGCTCCCAACAGCTTGTCCAAAATACCCAGCAAGGCCGTCAAGAATTTCATTACTCTGCGACTTCGGCAGGTTCTGCCTTGCTGAGTACGGACCACACGGCCACGCCGATGGTCGCAACGGCACCGGCGAGGTGCTCGGCCGTTGCGCTGTCGATGAAGCCACGACCGGCGGCGTAGCCGAAGGCGGCTGCGGCGAGAGTGCGGATGACACCGAATACTTGATCTTTCTTCATGATAAATCCTTTACGCTTCGTTGGTGGAAACAACTCCACCCGTCATGTAAACAGGCTTGCCGGTGACCGGCTCGCCCTTTGGCCAACGTGATGCAAGAAGGCGGCTCTTGCCCAGCTTCATCACGTTAACGGCGTTGCCTTGGTTCCCACCAAGGACGTAGTAATGTCCGGCGTCCTCGCCGACGTAGAAGCCGACGTGGCCGCCACCGGCGCGATCGAACACGAGAATTGCGCCCGGTGCCAAACGGTCCCGCCTTAACAGACTTCCGTAGTCAGCCCAAGCCTTTGCGCGCATGTAGTATTTGGGGTAAGGCAGGCCGACATCCTGCACGCAGTGCGCGACAAATACGCCGCACCACGGCGTCTCGTCATCGCGCCACCACGCGCCCAGCTTGTCCAGCCAGCCGATAATCTTCGAGTTGTGTTTAGGCCCACGGATTTCGGACAGGCCGGTGTAGGTCTCCGCAATCCTTAGCCACCTTGGTTTAGTCATATCATCCCCTTGGCTAGTAACGCCATGCCCGCGCCTGCAAGACCCACCAACGCGCGATCGACCCAGAGGGCCGCGCTGTTGTGTTTGGGTTGCGCCTGCTCGACGATGGTCACGCGCGCATCGAGTGCGTTTAGGTCGTCCGTAATGCCCTCTTCGACTTTGCTGATTGCCTTGAACGCCCGATCGAGCGCGGCGGCTATCTGCCCCTGCTGCTGCTCGACGAGGGCAAGTTTGGTTATGGCGTCCGACAGCTTGGTCAGCGCGGTCTTCACTTCGCCGACGTCCTTGTGCAGTGCGTCAAGTTTTACAGCAAAAACATCTTGGGGCATGTCGGTCATCTTACTTCAAGTTGCGTAGCTTATATACGGTGGTCAGATACACTTCCGTGACACCGTCGATTAGGTTGGCCACGGCGCGGTTGCCCTTGCAGATGGCTTCGTGGTTTTCTTCAATCCAGTCCGCGTCAGCCTCTAGGAGCTTCAGCACGTCACGCTCCGCCACCTTCGGGGCCGGTATGCTGCCGATAAGGCTGAACGCGCCTTGGTACGTCTCCACGAGCCTGTCGATTGCGTCTATAACGTCGTCGTAAAAGTGACCCAGCGCCTTGTGCTTTGCAAAGCTGCCGTCGCCCTTGGCGCGCCAATGTTCAAAGTGCGCGACGTTGCGTGCATAGAACACGCGGCTGATAAGTTCTTCTATCATGTCCGTTCCCTACTACAAAATACTGAAGAATGCACCAGTGTTTCCGCTGACGCCGCCTGCGTAATACTCAGACATAGAGATAGGGTTCGCGCCCCCGAACTCGGTCTGCACTTGGCTTAACGATATTGCGCCAGATGATTGAAGGGTCATCAGTCGTTAACTCCTAGGGGCGTCGGCCACTGAACGCTATACGGGAAACCTTCCCTCAATGGAATATCCCGCAATGCTTGGCGGTACTCAGCCCATTCGGCTGGCACAGGCCCTCCGCGCTCGTAGGATTTCACCACTACCCAGTCAGTCGCCGCCAGAAGGCTATCGCGCGCTTCGCGCATCACCTGCTCTACCTGCGCTTGCGGCAGTGGTTCGGGGTGGTAGTGCACCTGCCACTCACCATCGACCTGATAGAACTCGGACTGCTTGAGGTAGTGCGTACGCTCGTCAGTTTGCGGTCGCGGCAACTCGTTGACGCGGTATACACCAAAGGCTTCGAGTGTCTCCGCAGGGATGTCCTTCGGAAAGCTGACGTTCGGGTTATCACGGCGCAGTTGCCCGATTGTGTAGGTTTCGGGCTGGCCATCTATGATCTTAATGTGCATTTAGCTTACCCCCATATACACAGCACCAAAAGACCTAAACGTTCCGGTTTGGCTTATAGTTGTTGTGATTGCTTGGTTTGAGATGCCATACGCCAAATCAAAAGAAAAGTTAACTACTAGGTCTGTTAAGACTGGCGACGTAGTAATGCTGCTACTGTTTTGCGCGTAAATCGCAGCGATAAAAAATTTACCATCACTCGATGCCGGATCAAGAGTGATTGGGCTTGTGAGAGCCGTTCCGGCTGTCGCTTGGGAATGCTTTTCGCTTGTGTCCACAGACACTATCGGCCTGCTTGGACGAATAGAAGCAAGGTATTTCCTCCTTGCTGAATTTCCGTCCATGCCCGTGATTTGTCCTGCCGATATATCAGCTGCAGTTAGAACCTTCCAAGAAAAAACCATCCTGCCGCCAGAGCCTCTGCTTGAGTCAGAGCGAAGAGCGGACTCGGAGATGAATGAAGTAAAACCAGAAGGAACAACCAGAGCAGGCAATCCGACTGTGGCCGGGGGAGTTATCGATG